AGCGTTTTCAACAAGTTCGTAAAATTCGTCGTTCATTAGATAAGATTATTTTCTCTGAGGTGTTTAACAGTATCGGTGCATCCACCGATCTTTCTAGAGTCTAACAGAACTTGAGGGAAAGTGCTACCATGCCCAAACTCTTTATAGAAGTCCTGTCGATTGTAATGAACATCTAATTGGTACTCTTCGTATTTGTAACCTTTTGCGGAGAGAACCGTTTTAATTTTGTCACAATACGGACATCCAGTCCGTGTATATACTGCAAATTTCATAGTTGATTGAAGAATAAAAAAGGGGACCTAGAAGTCCCCCAGATTTAACCTATGTAGAACGGTTGATCAGAAGTTGTACTTCACACCCAATTTTGCTCCGTATCCACGGTCAAGATCTTCGTCACCACTACCTACGAAAGAAACTTCACCATAAGCACCAAGGCGCTCGGTAAGTCCCAGACCCAGACCTGCCTTACCAGAAGGAACGGTGTCAGCATCACCACCGTCAGGAGTCAGCACGGTAGCGCCTCCCTGAACGTAGTATGAACTAGTTTCGCCAAGAGCACCTTCGTACCCTACGTGCAGGTCTGTTCCAGCACCGTTATACTCGCTTCCAGTCCAACCAGCATTGGTTTCTACGTTAACGTAGGGACCAGCAAGGGCAGCAGACGGGGCCACGATTGCGGCAGCGGCAGCGAGTGTTGCGATTGCAGATTTGATCATTGAATTAATACCTCTTTTGTTTGCTTGCGGAATGAATACCCGCAGATGATGGATCGGATCGACATCCGATCGCTTGTTGATATTATAACACATCTTTGAAGAAAAGGGAAGTGTTACAATATTGTAACGTTACGAGATATATTTATGCTTTTATTATACTCACTCTTGTTCGGTTTGCTTCTTCTCTAATGATTCCTTTGCCTGCCTCTTAAGAATCTTAACATATGCTAGTTCTGCATCAGTGTAATAGGAAGGATGTTTCTTAGCTCTCTTCAGTATCTTCTTGGCCCCTTTGATAGTATCTTTGAATCTCATTTCGTTTATATTCTTGTAATTTTTTTCTTGATTCCAATAACAACTTTGCGGTTTCATGACGACCCTCATAATAGTAGTCAGGGTTAATCTGCACATCAATGAAGTCTGAAGCATCAATAACTGATTCAAACTCTGCGTCACCATCACCAAGAACCTCTTTAAGTTCTTGTGGCAAGTCTTTGTTTTTAATTTTTGGTAGTTCCATGTTAAATGTTTTGGTAAGAGTATCCACTAGCAAGTCTAGTGTGCCATATGATATTGCCATCGCTAGCAGTATTCAAATCCAAAGATGATGCAACAACATTATTAGTATTTCCATTGGCACTTCCGCCAATGGTCACCGAAGCATTACAATCTGTTCCAACACTATCTTGGAAACAAATTTTTGTCTTTGATTGTTTGAGTGCAAATCCATTAGGATTACCGACGATGGTTGCAGGATATGTTGTACCTGCTGTTACGTTAATGACTGCTGTGGAAGTTCCTGTAGCAGCAGCACCCGTAGTGAAAGTATAACCGTTAACACTATAAGATGTCAAGGCATTGTCAGTTGCAATTTCAGTTGAAGCTTGATTGATATTTTTAATCTTTACTTGAGCGTTACAATCATTCCCATCACTGTCAAAGAAACATAATTTAGATCCGTTGTCTTGTACTGTGAATCCATCGTATCCAGAACCACCAGTAATATTAATATTATAAGTTGTTCCAGCGGTGATATTAGATGTGTCATCATTACCACCACGACTTACTCCATCTGTCTGAGTAAATGATATACCACTCAACCCTGTCCAAGTTAAATTACCAAGTGCCGACCCAGCGGTTCTAGGATTATCATCCCATTCAAATTCTAATTCAATCTCAGCAGTTCCTGAACCAGTCGCTACTAGATTACCATTAGAATCAAATTCTGCCGATACCGAAGCACCCGTGTATTGGGGTGTTTCATCCCAGGCATAGTTTAATGTAACTGTGCCCTGCCCAGTTCCTCTAACGACTAAATCACCAGAGTTGTTAAACCTGGCACTAATATTTGATAACGTAGATAATTTTGTTAATGTCCAAGCAACACCTCCTGGATTTGTAGACCAGACATCAGGATTGCCTGATGCTGGAGCGTTCGTGACTACAGCCTGAAGGGTATGCCCTCCAGATAACACACTATTTAGCGCATAAGTTGCTACATTTGTGCTAAATCCTGCATGAGTTCCCAAACTAGTGCCATCGAAACTAATATCCACACTGTTATCTGCTTGTACAGTCAGTTCATAGTTACCTGTTTCAGTTAGAGAGAGATTCCAATTTGCAGTATGCCCAACTCCAGATAGCGTATCTTGATTACTTGGATATACAGCATAGGTATTCATGAAATCAGACCATGCAGGGTGAGGACCAGAACGAACCCACAGAATACTATTTGCAGTTACACATCCACCACCTTGACAGATTTTTATATACCAACCACCAGGATTTCTTTGCCAATTATATGCATCACCAAATGGTATATTATTCGCGTCTTTAAATCCTGCAGCAGAATTTGTACATCTGACTACCACTTGCACTACACCTTCGGTCAAAGTTGTTGTAGCAGTGAATGGATTAGCTGGTACAAAGATGCCTCCAGATGCAGATATGAAAGGAGTCTCACTAGTGCCTAGGAATAACTGAGCATTATCATCACATGCAAATTCAAATCCATAAGTTCCTGTCTCTGGAATAGGGACTTGATATGTTACTACCTGTTCTTCAAAGGGAAGAGTACAGACAGCAGGGTTAACCCATACTGCATATTTGTTTCCCTCATCATTCCAATAACCTGCAACATTGCTTGTTGGTTCTAATGGTAACGTACCAGTAATTGTAAATTTAGCGTTTAAATCAAATCCACCGTTAATATCATCATCATATCTAATTTGCTGATTGCTCGCGGCAGGTGTCTCAAATCCAGAACCAGATGATCCACTTGTGCTGATTGGATATGATTGTCCTGCAGTTACTTGAATTGTTTTACTCTTTGTACCTTTCTCCTTATTACCCTGACTAAAGGATGCACCTGCAACAGTAAGTGTGCCGACTGCTTGACCAGCAAAGTTTGGCTTATCATCCCAGTCTAACTCAAGTTGAACAAGACCTTCTCCAGTTCCACCAATCACCAGGTTCTGCTGGTCTGCAGAAAACTCTGCTGTTATAGTCGAAAGATTAACAACAGTTTGATTCTCTGATGTCACATTAAATGTTGGAGGGTTCGATCTTTCTACTTGCTTCTGATCAAAAAAGGTTCCGTCACTATTAAAGAAACGAGTAGGAATAATATTGATGTCGGGATCAAAAGGAGAACAACTCTCTACAGTGATAGCGGGATTGACTAATCTATCATCTAATCCAAATGGATTAAGGGAAGTACCTCTCCAGTCGTAAGGATTATAACCTAAACCAGTTTCACTGGGAGGAATATCATTCAAGAAATCATCTACACAATCATAATATTCAGTAGTTCCATCTGGTAATTCTCGTACTTTACATCTACGAGCAGTGATTGCAGGAATTGTACCTGTTCCAATCACAGACTCCAAGTCAGAAAAATCAATGGGACCATAAGTGTATACTCTTCCATCACCATCATCAACGATACGTCGTTTCTCTGGTGCTCCTGTGAAGTCGTCGGATCTAACTACATCACATACAGGTCCCAATATTCCTTCTGGATAATAATAATCAGACATAAAAATAGAGGGTTGTTACCCTCTATTTATTTTAGATTTATTGCTTAGGTTTCACAGGGGAATATTGATGCTGAGGTTTGTGTTCTCTATCCATTGGTTGAGACTTAGTGTCATCACTCCTAGATCGATTTTTGATTACAATGAATGCATCTTTATTATACTTACGATCCCCATATTGGGATGCCCACTTCTTGTTGTACTCTTCACCTTGGCGGATACCAGATACCTGTGTGCCACCAACTTCAACCAGTATATCATCATGACATTCCCAATTTAGTTTTGCCATAACTATTGAGATTTGTTCAGCAATAGAAGGTTCTGTGAGAATCCTTT